CCTAGGCTGGCCCGTAGTGCTTGATACTCATGCTCGGCTTTAGGTATGGTTCCAGTTAACCCCCAACGAATTGGAGCCTGGCTTAGATTTTGTGTCAGTAGTTTTTTTAGTACATCGGCTTTGGCCATATGAACTTCATCAACTACCACAGTTTGAACGCCATCTAAAAATTCTGCTAGTGTTAATAATTCTGTATCATCATGCGATTTTTTGTCTAAAATATTTAGGCTTTGCCAGGTGCAAATAGTATGTGTTCGATTGAGATCTTTACGGTCCCCATAATAAACACCTACGTCTAATTGGCAGTTGATAAAATCTTCTTCGGTCTGTTCCACAAGACTTTTGTTGGGCACAATGGTTATAGTTCGACCATATTTTTCACAGATTTTTGCCAATGTTGCGGTAATAATAGTTTTGCCTGCACCGGTGGCCACTTCCTGCAGACATTGTGGATTATCTAAAAAATTATTGATCACAGTACATTGATAATCACGTAATCGGATTGGTTTCCCCTCCATTACGTGTCCTTTAGGCCAGGCTAAATCTCCCCAAAAATCTTCAGAAATTTTGGTGAATTCTAGGGGAGGACTGGTCCTTAGATCTTCTACCTCAATATAGTAATTACGTTCTTCAAGGAACGACAGAGCCTGTTCCAGCATACTGATATAGGTGGTTCCACCTAGACCAAAAAAGTTGATGCTGCCATCCCATCTTCCTAGTCGATAACTGGGCCTATATCTGGCCGTAGGGTCCTCATACTTGAATTTTTTAACCAACGCCTTGCGAGTGTCTAAATCTAAATTTAGAAATTTACAATTGACTTCATCAAGTATTTTAAGATGTGCTGTTTTGCTCATAATTCCCAAAAATTAATTTCTTTTAGAACGTTTGATTTAGGAGTTTTATCCCAAACTTCAATAATATTTGACTGTGTGTTCAAAAAATCTCTAGATGAATAATGTGTTTGAAAGTTGCTGAAATTTACAACGCAATGAAAATGAATTTTTGACTCGATCACTGGTTTGGGGATTTTCTGACTGATCAGTACTGCACGAGTTTTTGCTGTTAGCGGTGAATTTAGTCCATTTTCTCGCACGTAATCATTAAATTCTTTACCGTGTTCTGATGGTAGCCTAAAAAGCACCGAGATCTCTTCTTCCTTAATGTCCATGCTTCGTAAAATATCAATAACTTGTTCTGTGACGTCAAATTCTCGACCACCTGGAATAAAGAAAATACAGGGGGTAAGGTATTTTAGCAGTTTTTTTAGACAATAAACAGTATTTTCTTCCAGGCTGAGAATAAAATGATCTTTGGTATCATATTTTAAAAATTTTCTAACCAGAGGGTCGATGTCAATACTTTGCAGTTGTTGTTCAACTGCATCTGACCAGGTAAAGATCCCCAGTTTTCTTGCCAAAAATAGTGATTCCGTTAAATTTTTAGAATCGAGCTGAGGAACAGAAGGAGGAATGTTGATAAATTTATATTTTTCATTTTCAATCACAACCATGGGCACATATTTTTCAACATTTTTTTTGATTTCTTCTACCCGTTCAGCGTAATTTGCAAATTCTTCACAAAATTCAAATTTTTTCTCAGTGCCCAAGACAGATAAAAAATCAATATTTTTTGCATCAACAGAAAAAATCCAATATTTTTCTTCCGCATCCCAAATTGCTAAATTTAATTGAGATTTTGCTGATCGAATTTTGGTAATAATACTATCATCGAACGGAAATTCCACTTTTATAATTTTTCCATGATCTTTATGCTGGGCAATTGATATTTTTTTTGTAGAATTTGCAATTCTTATGGGGTATCTAAATACCGGAGTATTCAAATATGGCATAATATCTTTTGATAATGCAGAACTCATTGCAATAACATGTTTTTTTAAAATTTTTACTGCAATATTGGCCTGTTTCTGAGTCAAGGCTTTCCCTTGACTGATTTGATCGCTAAAACTACTAACCAAATTGAAATCCCAAGTGGTCATGTTATTAACCATGACGTTATGAGAAAGAAAAAGAATTAAAGATTCGATATCCATATTGCTATTATACAGAAAAAACGAGGGGAAGTCAATTCCCCTCGGTGTTACAAACTGATATCTTCTAAACCAGCGGTTCTTAATTTGATAATGTTACTCAATTGCCACTGTTTGATATCAATGGCCTTGATAATGCCTAACCATTGATTACGTAGCATGGCAAATTCATTGATAATTTTTTCCATATCAACAACATCATCTTCACCATCTACATATTTTTCTACATCTCTGCTGCTCAATGCTCTTTGATAGTTTTCCAGATATTTTTTAAAGATCCTGCTGCGAATCCTACGTAATTCAATGTTGAGAAATTCTAATATGGCCTCAATTTCTTGAAGTTGATTAAACCTATGCTCAACGATTCCGGGGAGAGCAGCAGAAGCTCGTTCTATATTACCAGAAATTTTTGATTCAATTTTAGCATGAGTTAATTCTTGATAAAAATATTCTATACAGTCAGGCAGGGCAGCAAGGTCCCTGCTGACCTTTGAATACCATGTCATCAATAATCCTCATCTTCCTCGTAACAATCCCGATCTTCCTCATCGTCCTCGGAGTCATAACCTCCTTCTTCATCAACTACCAATTCAATAGCTGAATCAAGATGGGGATCGAACCCTGCTAGATTTTCGATAACGCTTAATTCTACATCACGACCGAGAAGAAAATCAATGAACTGTGCTGCCGCATTTTCACGATTTTTTTCCGGAACATATTCCTTAAAAGTGTCCCAAATTCCAATGATAACATCTTCTTCCATTACGATTCCTCCGTGGTTTCAACCGTTGCTAGTGGAATAGTCAAAGCCGAATTATCCCATTCCAGCATGATTGTCATTAATTTATCTTCTGTCCAATTTTTTCTAAATTCAGAGCCGATTTCTCCGGTCTTTTTACTGACATATTGTAGCTTATTTCCGCTCTTTGTCAATATGCCTAGTTTTTCAAATAAATCAACAAGCCCGCTAGTAGGACTCATTCCGGTCGAATAAGGAATTTTAACTTGGACAGTTTCAAAAGGTTTAGCATAACGAGTTTTCATGATCTTACAGGCCGATCTAATACCTAACACATCACTAACTTTGTTACCATCCTCATCCTCTTTGAGTTTAAGTTTTTTCATGGCAACCACGATAGAACTTGCGTAAACGAAGCCTTGACCACCTGAAATTTTGTCGTCAGGATCAAACATATCTTGGCTAGCATATGTGTGATTAGTAGCAACCAATCCTACATTATGACTACCAAACATATTAACACAGTTACGAACAAGTGCGGTTAGTGCTTTAGGCTTACGGCCCATATCACCTTTTAGGTCTCCTGCTTCAAATTGATTAACGTCAGTTGGAGTCAGCAACATGCCCAAACTATCAATGACAAAAAGAACTTTGGGTCGTTCTTCTGCCGGCATGAGTTTGTATTCTTTCATAAACTCATGGATAGTTTTGGCTACATCGTCAATCATGGCCATATTGAGTTTGAGCAGTTTATCTTCGTGCGTATCAACACCCAAGTCCAGTAACCATTTTTCGTCCAGTGCGTTTTCTGTATCTACAAGAACGACATAAATTCCTTGTTCTTGAGCATGGCGAATAATATTGCCAGAACAGATATAACTCTTTCCAGCACCGCTTTCACCGGCAAACACTGTGACTTTGCCCAGTGGAATGCCTTTGAAAAAGTCTCCACTGATAAGATAGTTTAGGGCGTAGTTGCCTGTACTGATCCAATCAGTAGGATCGTTAAACCCAATACCAAGTCCGTCAATGGACTTGGTAAGGCTTTTGCGAAATTTTGAGATGTCAAAAGCCTTACCCATATCAGTCGTCCCTTGGCATTTCTGTAGCTTCTTGTACTAGAGCAGCCAGTTGTGATAAATCGGAGACCATAATTTTTGCAGATTTATAGTCACCATCCTCATCACGACCTGAGATTTCAAACAAATAGCCGTTGTCATACATATTGACAGCGAATGATTCACTTACCTTGGCAA